TAATAATGTTTAATCTTAATTAAAGTGTGTATGATTATGATAATAATTATTAATTTTGTATAAAATTTTTAATTATCAAATTTTAATTTATATAAATAAATTAACTCTTGTTGTCCAAGACTATCTTGTCTTACTGTATCTTTTGACATTGAATAATCTAATTGTTTAAATCGACTCTTTAATAATTCGATATCAATATTTGATTTTATCCAATGCCAACTTTTTGGTCTCAATATATTCAAATTTTTATCTATTATTTCTCCACAATTATTTCCATATGCTTTTATTACAAAATCACTATTTTTAGGTGGTGTTGGTTGATTTTTTTCATCTTTTTCTCCATATTTTAAAAAATTAAAATCAACGTGTGTTTTATCATAGAATACTTTTTCTCTTTTTATTTCTTTTTTTATCCAAACTTGAAAACAACATTTTGCTGTCATTTTTGGTTCAAAACAACAAGGTATAATTGGAAGATCCTCATTATATATCAATTCAAAATATAAATTTAATTTATTTTGGATACTAACTCGTTTAAATGTTCTTGGTATAATAAACGCAATACAATAAGCAAATTCAGCACTTTTATTAAAAAATTTTATAGCCATTGATGACACTTTGCCAAATGGTGGATTTCCAATAACTAAATATCTTTTATCTTCTTCAGCTACATAATCTAAAAAATCCATATTAATTATATCTTCCTGTTTGGGTTCAATATCTATTCCAATCTTTTTACTTTTATCCATTAGATTAAAAAATGAACCATTACCAGCACTTGGTTCCAAATGTATATCATATTCATTTATATCTATTATTTCTAACAACTTATTATAACATTTTAAAGCGATATCTTTATTTGTATAAAATTGATCCAATCCATTCTCATTATTTTTACATTTTAACATTCAAACTATCTATTATTATAAATAAAAATATTTTTAACTGATTTTTAACTGATTTTAAATATAATAAATCAATTAAAATTTTACATTTACGTTAAAAAAAATCTAAATATAAGGAATATAATTTATTGTAGCATTATCATACATTGTTACTCGAAAAGCATCATTATAACCTTCTACATATACCATATCACCATTACTTAAAGAATCACAACCATATTCACCTGTACAACTCTTTCCACGAACACTAACAGGCAACTTTACACTATTATTCTTATCACTCAATGTATAATACTGAAACTTATCACGACTTACAAATAATGGCCTACCCATCAAAGGCAAAATTGTCTCTTCACCTCCATAAGCACGTGTCAATATACCCAACTGACGATAATGTGTATCTACCGACTGGGTCGATACATTTATTGGAACACCCATTACACCACCACGACCACGCATATTACCATCTATATTACCATCACGAATATCCAATGATGGAACCATATATCGTGTATCTTTTAATGGCGCACTATAAGGATTCATATATACATCTCCAGGAATATTACTATAAGGAACATTCGGTTGAAAAAAGAATGTAAAAGGATTTAATATACCTAAATTATCTCTTACTTTATTATTATCATTATTATCACTCCCTTTATTATCGGTTTTCTTACTTATCATTATATACAAATATCCCATCATAAACATTGTTAGTATCAATAAAAATCCTAATGTTAAACTTTCTATACATATTACTCCTGGTATACATTTTTTAGCCATTTTCTAATATAAATAACATATATTTAATTATTTTTTACTTTTTTTATCTTTTTTACCTTTTTTACCTTGTGTAGGTAATACTAAATTGTCACGCATACTTTCTAAATTACCAAAATCTATTTGTCCCAACATTGTTTGTGCCTCACGAACCATTGGAAGCATTGATGACATATTCTCTGTCAACTCTTTTTGTTTCATCATTAACGATTCAGTCTCTGCTGTCAACTTTGATACACCTTCACCACCAACTATACCCTCAATCGCATTATATGCTTCTTCTATTGTTGTTGAATGATCTATAAAATCTTCCTTAGCATCTGATACTTCTATACTACCACTCTTTTTACCACTCTTCATACCACTCTTTTTACCACTCTTTTTACCACTCTTTTTACCAGTCTTTTTACCAGTCTTCATACCACTCTTTTTACCACTCTTCATACCTTCAATATTATTATTCATACGCATTATATTAAACATTTCTTTTCCAAATCTCATTCCTCCAAAACTATCTTCATTATCTTCATTACCAACACCCAATTTTTTACTCATATCTTCTGCCATTGAAACTACAGTTGTTAAATTTTTATTCAACTGTTTTTCTTCTTTTTTTTCATCATCACTTTCATCATCACTTTCATCATCACTTTCATCATCACTTTCATCATCACTTTCATCATCGCTTTCATCATCACTTTCGTCACCTTCACCAACACCTTCTATTACACGACGACCAACCATTCCTTCAAGACCAAGATCAACTAAATGTATATCTGCTACTTTAAGTAAATTTGTAGAAATTAATGCTACACTTAATATAATTACCATATTATCTGAAAAATATGATGTCAATAAACCAACACCTATAAAAAATACTACAGAACGTTGGTCATTCATTGTCATTAATCCAAGCAAATTAAATATAGCCAAAGCAACAACTATATATAATACCGTCTTATTTGTTAAAAATTCCTTAAGCTTCATTATATATTTTGTAAAGAAAAGACTTTTCATTTCTTCACAAAATATTTTTATTTTTCAATATATTTATTTCTTCATTGTTCTTTTTAATTTTTTTTTCATACTCTGCTTTTTATATTGTGATTTCTTATTATTAACTTTATTACCTATATTACCTTTACGACCTTTCATCATTTTAATATTCTTTTTAGTTTTACTTCCTTTTATTAATTTCTTTGATTTTGACTTATTTGTTTCTTCTTCTGTTAATAATATTGATAATCCTTTCATACCTAAATCACTATATCTATATCCACCACGTTTACTTCTTATTGTCTTGTTTTTTAACGCCATTATATTAACATTAGAAGAATTATTACCACCTCCTTTGGTTCCTTCTTGTTTTCCTGTTTTTTTGTTTACTCCTTGTACTCGTTTGGTTCCTACTAGTGCTTTTTTCAACCCGTTATTTATATTATATTTTTTATCATTGGGTGCTTTAGAATTTCTAACAGCATCTATCATAGGTGATGATTGTTCTTGACTACTCGTATTTGTTATATATTCTGTTGTTTTAATCTTGATATGATCATTCGTAAGTGTTTCTTTTAAATCATTAAATTTATTTAGTAATAAAGGCACTAAAACCACTCTATCATCGTTATTATTATAATTTTCAAGTGTTTCATTTATATGATTAAAGTTTTTTTCTATTATATCCTCACTAAAAATTGTATAATTCATTTGTTCACTACTTGATATATAGTGTAATCTATAGGTTTTTTCATTGTTATCATTCACTTTCTTAAACAAAAGTAACGCAAGATGAAATCTGTCACCATCTCCTTGACCAAAATTAGTTACTTTAATATCATTATTATTATAATTTTTAAGTTGAATTATTTCTTCTTTTGGTGAGTTTCTATGAGAATTAATTTTATTAGAAATAGATTTTACATTTATTTCATTACTATTATCATCAAATGGGATAACAATGCCAATATTTTTTTTTACTTCTTGTGAATCTATTATAGCTATTATAGATAAATAAGTTATATCACCTACAGTTGTGAAATTAACATTTTTTTTAAGTGTAATAACTCCACCATATTGTTCTTGTAGTTCTTGTTGTTCTTTTTCTTTTTGTCGTTCTTGTTGTTCTTGTTGTTCTCGTTGTTCTCGTTGTTCTTTGAGTTTTTGTTGGTATTGTATTTCTTTTAAATTTTTATTTTGTTCTGTTAATTTTTCATTATTAGTTGTTAATTTTGTATTATCCGCCTTCATCTGTGTACTTTTTAATTCTAATCTTTCATTCTTTTTATTTAATTCATCATTCTTTTCATTTAATTCATCATTCTTTTTATTTAATTTATCATTCTTTTTATTATATAATTCTTTCAAAATATTTGCTTTTTGTTCAAAAATGTTATTTATATCATGATTAGACAAATTAGTATCATTAGACTTAGTAGAATCAAGATTTTTAAAAATCATTTTACTTAAACTTGTGAATAGTGAATATTGTTGATTATTATTAATATTTTCAAAAATATATTTTTCGTAGTTTTCACCGTTATTATCCATAATTACTTTATTATATAAAGATTTAATTTCGTGTTGTATATCTTGATATGTATATGAGTTACCACTACCAATAGCAATTGTATATGAGTTACCACTACCAATAGCAATTGTATAATATTTGTCTATTTGTTCATTTAATATTTTATCCACGTGTTGTATAATTTCGTTTCTTGATTGCTGTAATTCATTCAATGCTATTTCATTTTCGTCTTTAATATTGTGTAAATCAACTTTTAATTTTTGAATTTTTTTAATAATGTCATTCTTCTCAATCCCTAAATCTTCTTGTTGATTCGTAGTTTCTCCTCCAGTATTATTAAGTATTTCATTTATTTCGTTAAGAATCTTTTCATTTTTGTCATCACAAGTCGTAATTTGTTCTTGTTGTGATTCATTTGTATTTAATTTATATTTTATATTATCTAACAAATGTTCTATTCCTGATATATCACTGATTAAAGGACTATCAATATCAAGAAATTTATTTATATTTGGAAATTTATTATTAAGAAAATTATCATCTATATTATCTTCTTCTACTGTATTACTCATAATTATAATATATATTCATTATATTATATTATAACCAAATTATCATCACTTAATAAATATTTTTAAATAATAAAATATTTATTATTTTTAAATTACTAACTTTATATTAACTAATTATTATTTGTATTAATTTCATTAATTTCATTAATTTCATTAATTTTTTTATAAACATCTTTTAATTGTTTACTTTTTACAATAGTAATGTTGTTATCGATACTTTCTGTTTTATTCTCTTCTGTATAATCATCTATTTTTTCTATTTTTTCTATATTATTTTCTATATATTCATCTATTTTTTTTATATATTCCATTAATTTTTTTCTATCATCACTACACAAATTGTATTTTTTCTCTATATTTGCTATTTCTTTTTTCATTTTTTCTAATTCTTCTGTTGT